GACTATTACGTTCCCAAGGAGTTCTTGCAGCAAAGCGAAGACAATCGTCAAGCGTCTGCAGGGCCTCTTAATGCCGACAAGCAAAGCCTGGCCACCATTGAGTACGTCTGTGCTCTACACGCTTGCCAGAAAGCCTATGCAGGGCTTTTGTTGACAGGCGTAAGCAAGGAGCAAGCCAGGGCTATCCTGCCCTCTGCGCTCTATACAAGCTTCGTGTGGACGTGTTCCCTGCAGGCTCTGTTCCATTTCATTTCCCTACGCATTGGCCACGGTGCGCAAGGGGAAATTGTGGCTTATGCTAAGGCGCTGCTTGAACTAGGCAGGCCAGTGGCTCCAGAAGCCTTTGATGCCTTTGCTGAAAACAATTATCAATTCTGACCATGAACGCCATCAACCCAGCCCACTACCAGAAAGGAGGAGTGGAATGCATTGAAGCCATTGAAGCATCAATGAGCAAAGAAGCCTTTAAGGGCTTCCTCAAGGGTAACTGCATTAAATATATCTATCGCTACGAGAATAAAAACGGTGCGGAAGATTTAAGGAAGGCTGAATGGTACTTACTTCGCTTGACTGCACTAATTGAAAACGAAGTTGCCTTTGAAAATAAAATTACACAAGCAATAAGTGACGCCCTTTCTGTTAATTATGACCCTGATGATTATTTAAAACCAAGCGGATGCCCTGATGGTTTCTGTCCATTGCCAGGCGTGCGTCAGGGGCCTTCAGAAGGCATGTTCACTCCCATCTGCGACAACTAGGCAACGCATAAATTACCTAGAGGGAAGGGGCCATAAACGGCTCCTTTTTCATGCAATGGCAAAATGCGCTGAGTGGCTTCGCACCATGCCTCCCAATTGGACAAATCAGTGTGGGCGCTTACGAAACTATGGAAATGCACCCAGTTAAGTAACGACTGTTCACGCTGTTCCGTCCAAAACTGCTGAGGTCGCCACCATTCAAACACTGGCAGGCTCGACTTGCTCATATTGCAAGTTAGGCATGAAGGGGCACTGTTCCATTTTGCAAAGTGCGGGCCTCCTTTGCTCTTTGGCACAATGTGATCAATCGTAAGCTTTTCGTTCCACCTACCGCAGTAAGCACAAGCACAATGACCAAATGGTCCCCTTACGGAATAGTCCTCAAAAATACTTTTTCTAAAGCGGCGCTTTGCATCACCAGGGCGTAATTCAGAAAGAGAATGGAGAAGTTCTTCAGGTCCATTACTCATCCTCATGATGACTTTTAACTGTCTTCTTCTTAGCTTAAAGGCAAAACCAGATCTTGGAGAATAGCTTAGAATGAACAAAATAAATTCCTTGTAACCATGGAAAGCTGGCAGGATAAGCTAGCCAATTTGGCCGTGTCTATTACGGCTGGTATGCTGCTTGCCACTGGTGGCATGATGATGAGCATTGGCCATCAGCAAGTGAAGATCACTGCGCAAGTAGAAAATATTACAGAGAAGCTTAATACCCTCACTGAAAGCATGAAAGGACTAGAGGAACGAGTGCGCTCTCTGGAGATTAGGCGCTAGGCTTTTAGCAAACGCTTTTTTTATTATGACTGGCATTGAATGGTTCGTCGTTGGCGGCATTGCCATTGCAGCAATTGACCAAATCATCCAGCACACTCCCTATAAGAGCAACAACCTTGTTCAGCTTATCCTGACTGGCCTTAAGGCAATCTTTCGCGTAAAAGGCTAATGCTTGTTGTTAATTCTTGGGAAGGGGTAAGCCTCCACGCAAAGCGCGTGGGGGCTAAATTCCCTGAATTAGTGGCATCGCAATGGGCTCTGGAAAGTGGCTTTGGCAAGCACACCTCTGGTAAGCATAATTATTTTGGCTTAAAAGGGATTGGTTCGTCTCGTGAAACAAAAGAGTTTTACGATGGGCAGTGGGTGACGATTAAAGCAGGCTTTATTGACTTTCCCAGTCTTGCTGCTTGCATTGAATACTTAGTAGCAAGATGGTATAAAGACTACAAGCAATTCAAAGGTGTTAATAACGCTCCAGACCGTTATGCGGCTGCGCGAATGTTAAAAGACCAAGGATATGCCACTGACCCCACTTACCCAGCAAAACTTACTAAATTAATGAAGCAACATTCGCCTAGCTCTTCCATTCGCCTTTCTAGTGCTGCAAAGTTTTACGAAGAAGCAAGTCATCAGATTGCTGCTTGGAACTGGCTTCAAGAGCAGCTCACGGAAGCTGAGATAGAGGAGTTTGCAGAGCTTTATAGGGCTGCACCTGCCTCGAAGCCTTCTAATCCATTGCTTGTGCCTTATTTCAGCCAACGAGATAATGCCTCAGGGCAAGGCAACAGGGAATGCTTTAGCAGCTCTTGTGCCATGGTCGCGGCTTACTATGGCAAAGTAAAAGGCGATGATGAATACAATGTCATCCGTTCACGCTTTGGCGACACTACTAACGCCGACGCACAAGTGAAAGCTTTGCAATCGCTTGGGCTGAAGGCTTCATTTATCACGGATGGCACGGAAACGCTTCTTCAAGATGAAATCAAAGAAGGCAGGCCAGTGGCTGTTGGATGGTTGCATCATGGAGCAGCCAGCGCCCCTACGGGCGGAGGACATTGGAGCGTCGTCGTTGGCTTTAATAATCAAGCTTACATCCACAATGATCCTTTCGGCAACGCAAATATAACCAACGGCGGCTATGTAAGTGCAAACGGGGGAAATAATGTCCCTTATAGCAAGGCTAATTGGCTGCCTCGCTGGAGAGTCAATGGTACAGGCGGATGGGCAATCCTTGTGCGCAAATGACAAACCAAGTCATCTTCAATGCACTGTGCTACGAACTGGCCATGTGGGCTGCTGAAAAGTGGCCTTCGTTGCGTTTTAAGCCATGGTTTATTGCACTTATTAATTGGTGCAAGCCTGACTGGACTAGTTGGAAAACAGAGCAAACCATTAAGAAAGTAGACGAGCAAGCTTCCACCTTGGTAAAACAATGGGAAAAGGAAGAGCGTGAAATCATTGCCGATAAGCTTGCCAGTAAAGCCCAGGAGCTGTTTCCAGCAGCCACAATCACCCCCTTGCCTGATGCCATCGTCCCTTCCGTGATGATTGTTCACGAGGCTCCTGAGAGTGCCAGTGATGACGTAAAAGCTCTTGGTGGTGAACTTCGTATCACCTGGACACTAGACGGCTTAAAATAAAAGGAGATATTTAGTCACCATGGAAATCATTATTGGTCTAGTGATGCTTTCCTTAGGGGTGACAATGGCTGGTCGCATGTATCACCATTGCGTTCATCCTTATCATCCTTCGTGCAGGCTTTCTGCGCAGCCACCGCGCAACCAATAAGATTGTGAAGCTGCATGTAGTGCGTTAGTCCATCACCATAGTCAAGACCAAATACATCGTAAATGGCATGACGATATGAACCCCTATCTAACACTTCCGCCTTGTGCATAAGCTTTGTAATTTGCCTAAACGCTTGGCTTTTGCCATCGCAATCAAGGCTGTCCCACCAAGCATCGTCCTCAGCATTTTGAAGCTTTTCAGCTTCGTGCCATGCCTTTCGCAAAGCTTTCAGTTCAGGGGAATTCAACCAGTCCATCAGCGACGAAGCTTTGTCTTGAGCTGAAACCACTTTTCCCGTTCCGTGTCAAAGTAATCTAACCATGTATCAATGGCATCATCAATAGCTTTTAGAGCTTTTTCCACCCCATCGTCAGGGCTGCTGACCAGTTCTTGCAGCGCTTCAGCAATGGCATCCACTTGTGCTTTGTAATGGTCGTCCATGAGCCATGAGGTGTGATGCCTTAGCTTACAGCACTTCTCGCCAGCCAAGTAAACCAGTGGCGCTTTCAGCGCTGCTGCATTGAATGGTCAAGATAACAATGTCACTTTCTCCTGATGCATTAGCGCCAAGAGATAGGTCCAGAGCCCTCTGCGGGTGGAATTCAATGGCACTGCGAGCAGAAGCCAAGCCAGCATTGATAACTGTACCGCCACTAAAAGTGCCACTGCTCATGGTCTGCACATTGCCCCTGCCATTGGCGGCTTCCAGCCAAGTGCCGCTCACGGTGGGGTTCAATCGCATTCGCCACTCAGCCACCACATTATCGTTTTGTTTTCCGCCCAGGCTCACGTCTATCTGCGCAGGCAAAATCACATTATCAGTGCGTCCACTAGCCATTCTGATGGCAGCCACCATGGTTTCAGCAGAGATGGAAGCAAAGTTAGAAGCCCCTCGTCCAGTCGTATAGATGGCTCCAGCAGGCTCATAACCTCCTTCGCTCGCTACGCTGGAGCAGATTTGCTTCATACTGCCACTAACCGTAGCCGTGGCTCTAACGGCATAGGACAATGGCAAAACCGCAGTGGTCATATACACTGCGTCAAGTGAATTGGCATGATTAAATTCATGGCAATAGTAATACTCGCCGTCTAAAACAAAACCACACCTCACTCGTCCCACGCCTAACCATTCAAGATCAGTGGTGAAAATATTAGTCTTAGCAAGATTCAACCATGAGGCAGTATCAATGTTCCATTCGCTTTGGTTTGCCACTCTTTCCACTGGGCTTCCCGTGGTAGAGCTGCGAATGACAAATTGAACAGTGGTGCCACTAGCACGCAGCATGATGCCATTATTATTATCAAACAAACCCACTTCTTGAATTAAACCTGCCTGAGGAGTGCTCCCAGCAAAGCTTTGTAAAATGCTCAAGCCCTTGCCTGGTTGATAAGGAAAGCGCTTTCTTGTGCGCCTAAGAATGCTATGGCCAGAAGCCGTTACTGTCATCAGCACGGAGCTTTCATTCGGCAAGTGTTCAGACGTGCCACCACTAATGGTTTCGTTCCATAGTTCTGCATTCTTACTGTGACGCAGCACGCTATCGAACAAAGTAAAAGGCTGACTGACGCGCTGCCTACCAAAGGCATCTACGGCGCCACTATCAGCCCCTTGCTTAAGGAGTTGGCCACGATGGTCAGCTTGAATGGCAGTTTCAAACTGCTCGCCACCACGAATAACTTGCCCCATTTTATTTAGTCGCTTTTTTTTATATCATAGTGACAATGCGCTTCACCATATTCACTTGCCATTGTTTCAAACGCATCTACCATGCTTTGAGGCGCATAACCACAGCCAAGGGCAAATTGATAGAACTGGCGAGTGAGCGCAAAAGCATTCACTTCTTGGCATTGATGAATG